AACTACAGATCGTGACAACAAAACCCTATATGTAGGCATGGATAATAGCGATGGCCATTGCTGGGTGGAGGAGTTTTATAGCATTGGTGCCTGCATGGCCTGGCTCAGAGGAGAGAATGATGATTAATAAACTAAAGATTGAAAGAGCTATATTTCTAACTTGCCTGATTATCTGCTTAATAGTCTTAGTGATAAGCGGACTGGATGCAAAGGCAATGCAGTTAGAAATGAAGAAATTAGAATATCAAAACAGTAGACAAGCCTCTCAGCTTCAGGACAAGCAGGAACAGATTGAGATATTAGAAATCATCCTGAAGAACCAAGAGCAGGATGCATCGGAGCCGATGATGTATGAACCGGAGTTCATAGGAACATTCACAGTTACACATTATTGTCCTTGCGAAATATGTTGCGGTAAAAGTGACGGAGTGACTTACAGCGGAGTGGTAGCAGAGGAAGGGCGGACAGTAGCTGTTGATCCAGATGTCATACCTTTAGGCAGTGTAGTGATAATAGACGGTCAAGAGTATGTTGCTGAGGATGTGGGTGGAGCAATTAGGGGAATGCGAATTGACAAGTACATGGAATCACATGACGAGGCTTTGAGAGCTGGAGTGGTACAAGCGGATGTTTGGATAGTGGAGGGTGAAGATGAAAACATTTAAAGAATTTAAGCAAGAGAATAAAGGTGGCTATCGTAAATATGCAGCCGAAGATATACCAGGATTTTGTGATAAAGGTGATTCTTTGTTTGGGGATTGCGACAATATGATAGTTATTGACTATCTATATCAACCGCTAAATGGAATTTATACTGTTTATTTAAAAAATAAATTAATTGAGGGGAAAACCAAATGAAACTAACTAAGGATCAAGAAACCAAACTGACGGAAATGGCATTTGCAGAAAAAAGCAACAAGGAGATTGCAGCTGAATTAGGTATTGAGCTAACGGATGTACATGCTGCCAGAAGTCGCTTAGGCATTACAATTCCGAAAATTAAGGAATTAAAGACAAAAGGTGTACAACCTGTATTAAGAACTGAGGAAGAAATAATTGAAGAGATTAAAAAAGTAAGAAAAGCTTGGAAAGAAGCACTTAGAAAAGGTAATCGCTGTGAAGAAAGACTTGATCAGTTGATAGAGGAGTTGGAGGCAGCGAAATGACACTCACAGTTGAAAGCAAAGATGGAAAAGTTGAAGCTTTTTACTGCTCAGAATTGAGCAAAGACTCTGTTTTTATCAGTATTAACATTGACAAAGATTGGCTGCAGCCACCTATAACAATTAAGCACTCTGACATTGATTCAGTTATTGAAGTCTTGCAGTTATATAAAGCAAGAATGACAGAGGTATTAGGAAGTGATTCGCTAAAATGAAAGTCTACTGCACCATATGCTACAAAAAGTGGGAAGCAAGTAAATACATACACGTAGGTAGCTATATATGTCCACATTGCGATTGGAAGATAAAGCGGAATATACCAATAAAGTTAGGAGGTAAGAAGGGACGTGATAAACGGCTACACAGAATCAGAAATCTGCATGCTTTATCGGGAAGCTAAAAACAAGGATTTACAAATAACTATTCTATCACAACTAACTGGCTTACAAACATTTGAGATAGAAAGAATTTTACAAGAAGGAGGCTACAATGTAATGGCAGATTTAGAAAAATTAAAAGAGCTACACGCTGCAGGGCTTTCTATGGCTGCTATCGGCAAAGAATTAGGCATTAAATCAAGTACAGTAAGTTATCACATGGAAAAGTTAGGGCTTGAACCTAACGGCAAGGGAAGAAAAAAGAAGGAGGAAAGTAAAGTGTCAAATGAAACAAGAGAACCTATAAAGGATGCAGTACCACATGCTTCTGCATTAGAAGAACTAAAAGAAGAAACAAAGAAAAACGTTGAAGAGCTTAAAAAAGTATTGCCGAAATGCGTACCAGACCCTGATGATTTACCAATTGATTATGACATAGTAGAAGAATTATCTCCTCAGCAGTTTTACGAGTTAACAAAATTGACATTAGAGTTGCTGAAGGCAATTTGGGGAGCGTAGATATGATAATTATTAGCCAGGATGGATACGAACAGATTAATTTTGACAATGTTAATCGTATCTTTATTAATGACATAAGTCTAAGTAACATCAGTATAGCCGTAGAGTTTACTAATGGACAAATAAGCACAATAGGTACTTACGCTGATGAAGAGTATGGTAAAGAAGTTTTCATAGATTTATTGATGGATTACAGCGGCAGTGCGGTTATAGAAATGCCAAAGGACAAGGAGGTAATTTCATGCAAGACAACTGGTATGCATTAGTCATTGCGATATTATTCAAGCAGCCGCCTGAAACTGCCTTTCAGATTTTAGAAGAAGGTGAAAGGAACATGAATTACTCAAAGCTCACTGAACTTGACACCTTAGACATGATTAAGTTTAGAGAAGAGGGAATCACGTATAGGGAAATCGGTGAAATGTATGGAATATCAGAATCAGCAGCATATAAAAGAATTATGTACTATAAGAAACATAAAAAGAACCGCTCCACGGCAATGGTAGCGGCGACGTAAAGAAAATATAACATCTTAATTTATTATAACACAAAATTATATGATTATACAAGATTTTTAAATAGGAGGGATAAGATAAATGAGCATTAAAATCAATAAGTTAGAAATAGAAAATGTTAAAAGAGTTAAAGCAGTAAAAATTGAACCAACTGCAAATGGTTTAACAGTTATTGGTGGAAAGAATAAGCAGGGCAAAACTTCAGTATTAGATTCAATAGCGTGGGCACTGGGCGGAGAAAAATACCGCCCTTCAGAAGCACAAAGAGCCGGTTCGGTTATACCGCCAAATTTACATATAGTAATGTCAAATGGATTGGTAGTTGAACGTAAAGGCAAGAACGGTGACTTAAAGGTTATTGATCCTGATGGAAGAAAAGGCGGTCAGCAGCTCCTTAATGAATTCGTTGAACAGTTAGCTTTAGATTTACCAAAGTTTATGCAATCAACAAGTAAGGAAAAAGCTAATACATTGTTGCAAATTATAGGTGTAGGGAATCAGCTTGCTGAGCTTGAGCTAAAGGAAATTGAATTATATAACAAACGTAGAGCTATTGGGCAAATAGCTGATCAGAAAAAGAAATATGCAAAGGAACAGCTATATTACCCTGATGCTCCTAAAGAACCAATATCAGCTTCAGAACTGATTAAACAGCAGCAAGAT